TTTGGTCGGCACATTCCAGGAGTTACCGTAGTAGACGGTGTTACAACTCTTGATGATGTTACTCTAGTTCCTTGGCTAGTCGGCGACGAATGGAAGGCTATGGAAAAACTTGATAGCAAGTATGTGTTTGGACACTTCGAATTACCTAAGTTTTTCATGAACGCTATGATACAGATGCCAGACCACGGCGAGCTAAAAGCAGAGAACTTTACTAAACCCGACTATGTGTTCAGCGGACACTTTCATAAACGTCAACAAAACGGCAAGGTAGTCTATATAGGTAATGCATTTCCACATAATTTTTCCGACTCATGGGACGATGCTAGAGGTATGATGGTCATGGAGTGGGGTGGAGAACCAAAATTTATCGATTGGGAAGACTGTCCTAAGTACCGTGTAGTTAAACTGTCCGATCTTATCGATAAAGAAGATGAAATAATAAAGTCAAAAATGTATCTCAAGGTAAACCTAGACATAGATATCAGCTTTGAAGAAGCAAATTTTATTAAAGAAACATTTACACAGAAGCACGATATTCGAGAGATCAGCTTGATCCAAAACAAAGCTAACCTCGAAAGTTCAATAGAAGATAACCCAGATACTACTTTTGAAAGTGTAGATCAGATTGTCGGGGAACAATTAGTCAATATCGACAGCAAGGACTTTGACAAAAATATGCTGTTGGAAATTTATAACAATCTATAATGTTTAAAATTAAAACTGTTACCGCAAAAAATTTCTTATCAATTGGCAATCAAACACAAGCCGTTGGATTTGATAAAGAACATCTAACATTAGTATTAGGTACTAATTTAGATCTCGGCGGCGATAATACTGGTTCAAGAAATGGAGTCGGTAAAACTGCTATTTTGAACGCCTTAAGTTACGCACTTTATGGTCAGGCCCTGACTAATATTCGAAAAGAAAATCTTATCAATAAAATCAATGGAAAAGCCATGTTGGTTACCGTTGAATTTGAAAAGAATGGAAACAATTACAAAATTGAACGCGGTCGTAAACCTAATGTGCTCAAACTTTATATAAACGATCAGGCATTAGAAAGCAAAGATGAAGACGAAAGTCAAGGAGATAGTCGAGAAACACAGCGAGCTATCGAAGAAATGCTTGAAATGAGTCATACCATGTTTAAGCATCTAGTTGCTTTGAACACCTACACCGAGCCGTTCCTTGCTATGCGAGCTGCTGATCAAAGAGAAGTTATTGAACAACTTCTTGGCATTACACTATTAAGTACAAAAGCAGAAGCATTGAAGCAGGCAGTGAAAGAAACTAAAGATAAAATACAGCAAGAAGAAATAAAAATTACTGCAATTAGGTCTACAAACGAAAATGTTCAGAAGAGCATCGACAGTCTACAACTAAAAAGCAGTGCATGGGAAAACAAACATCAACAGGATCTAGAAAACCTAGGTCGTGCCATTGTTAACCTAGAAAGTGTTGACATAGAAGAAGAATTACAAGCACACACAAACCTAAAAGCATGGAACGAACTTGATAACAAGGTCAGAAGTTTGGCCAAACAGAGAGCGACCTTAGAAAGTGCTGTTATACAGGCACAAAAAACACAAGACAAATACCTTAAAGAAGTCAAACAGCTAGGAAACAAGACCTGCCCATCTTGCGAGCAAGAGCTTCATGATCATAAACATGAAGAAATGACTGCCACTGCCGTTAAGTGTCTAGGTGAAGCACAAACATACCTAGACAAAGTATCAACTGATCTTAAAAAAATCGTCAACGAAATCGGTACAGGTGCCATGCCTTCAAGACCCAATACCTACTACGACACCGAGGCAGAAGCACTTGGACATAAAAACAATCTAAGTAATTTAGAAAAAAATTTAGTCGAAAAAGCAGAAGAAGCCAACCCCTATGCTGAGCAAATTGAAGAATTAAAGAATACTGCAATACAAGAAGTAGACTGGACCACTATCAATGAATTAACAAAGTATAGAGATCATCAGGATTTCTTGCTTAAATTATTAACCAACAAAGATAGTTTTATTCGCAAAAAGATTATTGACCAAAACTTAACATACCTGAACAAGAGACTGACCTACTATATTGACAAACTAGGACTACCGCACACCGTTGTATTCCAGAACGATCTTAGTGTACAGATCACTCAGCTAGGTCAAGACCTCGATTTTGACAATCTAAGCCGAGGTGAGCGCAATAGATTGATTCTATCAATGAGCTTTGCCTTCCGAGACGTATGGGAAGGACTATATCAAAGTATTAATCTATTGTTTATCGACGAATTAGTTGATAACGGATTAGATCCAGCAGGAATGGAGAACACCTTGTCTGTATTGAAACATATGTCTAGGACAACTAAAAAGAATATTTGGTTAGTTAGTCATCGAGACGAGCTAATAATGCGGGTCGATAATGTGCTTCGCGTTATAAAAGAAGGTGGATTTACATCATACTCTAACGATGTTGAATATGTCTGAAAATCAAAACTTTAAACGATATCTTGAACTTTATTCAAAATATGTAGAGTCGCGGGTCTCTATGCATAATTACCATGTAAGATTCTCCGAATACATAGGTAAAGAGTCTTACTATAGACTAAGAGAACATGTACGGGTGTTGCCTGCATTGGAAAAAGAGATGTTAAAAGTAGCCAAGGCTGCTGTTTTAGAACAACACGAAATAGCCAAAGCAGAGAAAGCACTTGGAAAAGCAGGTAGAAAAAAGAAAAAACTAACAAAGAATGTGGACATATCAGGGGGAACCAGTTGAATCGCTACCAGAAGATTGTGTCGGGTATGTGTACATTATCACAAATTTAACAAATAATAAAAAATACATAGGCAAAAAATTAGCAAAGTTTTCAAAAACCACCTATAAGACCATAAAATTAAAAAATGGTAAAAAGAAGAAAAAGAAAATAAGATCGAAAATAGACTCCGATTGGAGAGAATATTGGGGTAGTAGCCCCAATCTTCAGGCAGACATAGACCTATTAGGCAAAGAAAATTTCACCCGCGAAATATTATATTACTGTAAAAGTAAAAGTGAATGTACTTATGTAGAAGCAAGAACTCAATTTGAAAGAAAAGTATTAGAATCAGACGAATACTACAATGGACAGATAAGTTGTAGAATACATCAATCACATATTAAAGGCAAATTAAACGGTTAAAAGACTCGCACAGGTCTATTTCTTGTGCCCTAGACCAGGACCTCGGGTCACTGGGATGGAAATCTCTCGCCGTTAAGAGTACTCAACCACTGCCCGAAAGGATGAAGATCGCTACTAAGACCTGCGATTTGGTTGTTTGAATAGGACGAATAGGCAAAAAGAAGGGTAATTCCCTAACGGATATGCGAACGATAGCGTGTTTGTATACTCCTGCCGTTGTAGAAAGACGGAGCTCGTGGTACCGGACAACCGCCACTGTAATGCTCTAACGCTGTGTGACTTACAGTACTCAGATAATGTCAAGCCAAACTTTGCCCTATGCGGGCAAAGTGTGACCATTGTATCTAGATAATATCTAACGCTTCGCGATTCAAATATGCTTCGAAGCGTTAGCTGAAGAAGCAAACGAACGTAGTTCGTTATAAATAATCGATACTAACCCGGATAACAATCATGGATTTAAAATCAATTTTACAGCGAGTAGATGATATTGAAAGTAATGCTCCTTCTTTTAGAAGAAGTTTAAGTGAAAGTGTCTATCGCAGCCCTGAAATGTCTAGGCATTGGAAGAAACTTGATGAAGGATTCTTCAAAGGTTATAACAAATATCTATCAGAGGTTGCGCTAACTCCTGATCAAATTCAAAACATATTCAAGCAAGCTGGGCAAGGTGCCGAGGCAGGAGCAGAAGCTGCCAAGGATCCGGGCAAGCTAGAAAAGATTGTAGATAAGGTTCTACCTGCTAGTCAAGCAGCTAATCTAGAAAAGAGTTTACCTGAACCAGATGCAGGGCCAGTACAGGGGTTTGAACAAAAAGCACAACAGGCGGTTGCAAACATAAAAGGTGCCGACTCTGCAACCAAACAGAGCCTATTACAGTGGGCCAAGAGTGGTCTAAAGAAACCAGAAACACAACAGCTTATTCTAGCTGCATTGAGTGCTGGCCTAGGCGGGCTAATCAGCAAAGTCGGTCCAATGCTCAGTATGATTCCTGGTGGTGGACCAGTTGTTAGTGCTGTAACAGGTGCTCTTATTGCAGGAGCTGTTGCAGTTGCCAGTGCAAAGTTGCAGGGCAAGGATTGGAAGAGTGCATTCAAAGGTGCTATTAAACCTGCACTCCTAGGAGGCGCTGCTGCCGTAGTAGGTAATCTAGCAACTAGCGCAGTTACAGCAGGTGTTGGTGCTCTTACTAATAGAGGTGATACTAATACACCATCGAGTACTCCACAAGGAGCCAGTCCAGCAGTGGAACCAAGTGCCACTCCTACTCAAACCAGTGACACAGGAGAAAAACCAAACGATGTACCACAAGATGCTAGTACAGGACCTAGAAAATCTGCAGATGTAGCAACGGCTGCTCAACCAGTTACACCATCTACACCTAGCAACGGATCTTATCAGCAGGCTGCACCAATTGGTTCTAACGGACAGCCAATGCAGCAGGTGTCGATGAACGAACCAGCTGCTGTAACTCCTGGTACACCTAGCAACGGATCTTATCAGCAGGCTGCACCTTTAGGAGTTGATGGCAAACCAATGCAACAGGTGCCAATGGACGAACCGGTCGGACAACCAACACCAAAAGCAGCAGCCACACCTCCTAACCCGGACGAGTGGGCTAAGGGAAATAATCCACCTCCTGATT